CTGTTCTACTGTATTCATATATTATTCCTCCTATTAAAATGTTGGTGGTGTTATTGTGTCTATAAAGCTAAATCCTGCGAATGTGAAAGGTACATCTTCTTCTATATTCTTTCCGGCTTCAAAATCCATTATTGTAAGTTCATCAAATACAACTTCATTAATAGCTACACGTTCCGCACCATAACTTGAAGGATCATCTAATGTTGCGTAAATTGTACATGACGTTTGGATCCCTGTATTGAAGGAATTTTGTAGCTTTAACCATATCCTTGATGATATTTTATTTAATTTTATTGTTCCTTTTCCTTCATATCCTATAACTTTAGAATGTTTCCACATATCACCCAAGACTTTAACATCTGCTTTTGTATTGGTTACTTTAGCTTGTAAGCTGATAGCTTCACCAAGTAAGTCTCCATCAAGCCAAACTTGTCCATAATTTCCGTTTATAACTTTAGTAAAATCAAACATGCTATAATCCTCCTATATTGCAATATTAAATACAAAGTTTTCCATAGCATCTAATAAAGCTACAGATGCAGCTAAAAACACTGTATTTCCTGTGTTTGCTTCTTTTATCTGCTGTTGTGTCATATTAGCAACTGTTGTACCCGTAGGCATTACATAGTTTATGCTATTTAAATATGCAGTTTGAGCCGCTATATCAATTCCTATCGTACTTCCAGTGTCTAATAACTGAGATGATTCCAAACCAGTAAAATATGCTTGTATTGCTAAAATTAGCATACATTTATAGTTATAATCATCTGGATATTTACCAACATAATTATCAGCAATTGTCATCATTAGGTCGGAATAAACTTTGTCCATTATATCTACAAGTTTTATTTTTTGATAATCAGCACCCTTTTCAACTGTTGTTGTAGTTAAAGAGTTTACACCTTCATAAATTTTACACTTAACTCCATCATTGACTAATACTAATTCGCCTGCTGTTACCGCTTGATTTAACTGTGTTGTAGTTAAATGCGGTTGTATGTCTGTAACTTCTGGTAATACTGCATAAGTACAACTCATAGTAAGTGGTGTTCCTGCTATTAAGCCTGCAATTCTTGCACAATAATCCTGAGTAGCGTAAGTTGTAGTACCTACAATAAACGACGTGGTACTTACATTAATAATTCCCTCATGATTTGCTACATTATTAGGTGCAACAAATTTAACTTTAATATTATAAGTATCTCTTAGTGCTTTCACCCATGTAGCTATAGTAGTTGCGTCTGCCGCATCTATTCCAGGAACTGCTAAGTAATCCCATGTTGTTGTTTGAAAATATGTCATACCTGAACTATAATCCGTTTCTGTACTTGGTTCTATATAAGCTATAACTTGTTGAGGTGGATTTACATTTCCTAAAAATGTTTTTGTAATCTGGTCTTGATTATAAGCTGATAGAGTATCAGGCATATCGTTAATACTATTCATTGTTATTGCTGTGTTTGTTAATACTGTATCTTTAAGTATTAATGCCACGATACCTCTTGTACCAGATTGAATTGTAGCAACTGCGGCTTCCTGAAAATTTATAGTAATATTAGGCATCTAATTTCCCTCCTGTAAATTTAATATTATATTTTCCATCAATTGAGTATTGCTACTCATATCATTATCAAAATCTGTCCTTTGTTCTGTTATTTGAAGATTAACATTTAAATATATCTCTGCGTTTTTAGGTGCTCCTGTAATATTTATTATTTTTGCAACATTACATAAGGTACTACTTCCAGTATTAGTTACATTGAAAAAGCCAACATTAAAGATTTCCTTTAACGTGTCCCATGTTTGCCATTGGTTAGCCGAATCAACATTTTTGTAATCGTCTAATGGTGCAAAATAAACAATTTGAATTGCAACCGTATTATTAAAAACCAATTTGCTTAAATTTTGTGTACTTGAATTTACGTAAGAAATAAAAAAAGAAGGTCGTTGAAATCCTTCTCCTTGATTACTTATATAAATAGGTATGTTAGGAAAGTTTTGTGCTATTAATGATCTCATAGCATTAATCACATCTGTAATCATGCTTTTATCACCTACTTACTTAAATCATTTAACATTTTCTGTACAAAAGTTTCTAATTCCTGTTGAGCTTTTGTCTCAGCTGATTGAAGTCCGTTCTCCATGAAATGTGTACCTTCAATAAATTTTTCTTGTAACATTACACCTTTATCATTTGGACAATCTTGCATATATTCAGCTGGAAGGAATCTTCTATTTTGAACATGTCCATCATTTACAGCTTGTGCATATTCAGCATTTGTTCCAACCTCCACATTGTGTTGGTCTATTGGCTGAGTAGTAACGCTTGCCCTTAATGCTCCAGTTTGAACAGGTACTAAGGGTTTAATTTCTCCTTCTACAATATAACCGAGTCGCATCAATTCTTTTAACTCCTGGTCTGGAAATTGACTAACTATTTGTGTTAATGCTTCATTTAAGTCGTCTAATCCATTTATCTTAAATTCCATATCCATTAGCTTTCACCCTTTATAATCAAGTCAACTTCTGTGTGCTTATTTAATGGGCAATATACGTTTTGGGCAATATATTTAGTTGTGTTATTAACTAGAATAAGGTCCCCATTTTGAATATCTACACCAGCACTTAAAAAAAGCTTAAATTGAGTTGTTATAATTGCATTTGGCTGACCTTGTGCAAATAAACCTGTTTTACCACTCAAATGGCAAGCATAGGTACCGATAGTAGTTTCAGCATTTGTAGGTGTATTATAGGGTGGAGTTAATGTTGTTACTGTTCTAAAAACTGTACAAGTATCTTGCCTATTCATATTATCCCACCCTTGTTTTGGAATATCTATCTAAAATCATCTGAATATCAGCCGGTAAAGATTGAGCTGCATTTTTATAGTAAGTAAACTTTACGTCCCCTTCACTTTCAGCTTCTAACCCTATCCTGTTTTCCGTAGAAACTTTATACTCTAAAGCTACTAACTTTGTAGCCGCAAGCATTAAATCATTTGGAATTTGATCCTGTGTCCATCCTGCTGTATAATCAATTTCAACATAACTTTCCTCATGATCTGCCCACATCAATTTATTAGACATAGTAACATATTTCCAATCTATCATTTCAACATAATTTGGGTGTATTCTATAAGCTGTAATGATATTATTTTCATCTAAAACTATATCCAATACATCATCTGAACTCCTTCTAATCTGTTGTATGCTTTGAATAGGATAATTATTTACAAAGATTTTGTGCATTATTGTATGTTGTTCTGCTGTATAAGTGGTTAACTCGAATGTCCTATTGCAATAATTTTCTATTAAGTCCTGCATACTTCCAATAAGTAGATTTAAAAATGTATCCTGTGAAGTATCTGTAGCTGATATTTGTAAATATGCTTTTACATTTTCCAGTGTTGTAAGCATTTATACCACCTACTTCTTTTTAGGAGCTTCTATTGCTGTGCTTTCTAATGTAACTTCTTCTGCATACCCTGCTTCAATTATTTTATCTGCAATTCTTGGTTTCGCAAAGTGTGCCACATCATCAACCTTATAATTTTGAAATGGTTTTATAAATTTTAAATATATCAGTTTATTTTCCATATTATTTTCCCCCCTAGATTATTATTTCTGCTTTTCCTTCTTCAATTAACTTTTCTGCTATGCTGTCATCTACCGCTATAATGCTATTTGGTTTTAAGTCTGTTAACATACCAGTTTCTTGTCTTGGTACAAATGTTAATATTTTGATTTTCATTTAATCACCTCATTAAAATAAGAGGGGAAACCCCTCTCTATTAAGCTAAGAATCCAGTTAATAATGCAAATGTGCCTGGGTTTGACAATTTTCCATCAATTCTTTCCCACATCTTCACCAAAGCTTCATGGTTTTTGAATGCTTGATCTGATTGAGTATTTATCTCACTGCCCATTTCATTTTTGTCGAATAAATAATAGTATTCTAAGTTACCAAACAATACTTCTGTACAAGTAGTTTTACTGTTTACAGTTAAGTTTGTTGGGAATATTGCTGAGAATTCATAAACTGGGTATCCGTTAAACGTAGGTGGCACACCTTTTAGAATATCTCCATCTACCCATAAGTATCTACCCATGCTGTCTTTAAATAACTTCATTTGTCTTACTATGGAAGTATTAACAAAGTATGCACCACCATCTCTCCAAGTTACATCAACATTGAAAGGTAATGCCATCAAATCATCACAAGCCAATACGTTTGTAGTTGCAGCATTTTCACAAGCCACTGATATAATTCCGGAAGTGTTTACTATTCCAGTTGGTTGATTAGTACCTGTACCAGTCATAATAGCTAAATTTTCAGCTTTTACAAATGCTTTAGCGTACTGCTTTGTTAAGTAATCATAAAGGTTAATAGGTGTATCGCTTAGCAAATCTCTAGCAATAGCAGTGTAACCATCAATTCTACTAACTGAATATGTCAAGCTAGAGAATGTTGGAGCTGTCTCCGTCAATGTGTTAGTGTCAGAAGATTCCCAAGTAAGAGAAATTCCTGTGGCACCTACTGGCCATGTTCCATTCCTGAATGTTACTGGAACTACTGTACACATATTTCTTAATGCTCTTGGGTCTGCTTTTACTTTGTCAATTATGTCTGAATGGAATTCAGTAGGTAGTAATTCTAAGCCACTTCCAGCAGTTCCACCACTTAAGTCTTTTACATTACCACCACAATACTTGGCAACTTCTGCTCTATTATTGTCCATCTTGGCTTGAAAGAATCTCATTGTTTTCTCGTATTTATCCATTTCATCAACATGTTTTTCACTAAATTGAAGCTTTCTTACCATTTCAGTTAAGCCTTTTTCTTGTAAAAACTTTTCAGTTGTTGTATTAATTAGGTCTTTATATTCTTTTTCGGTTAATTTTGCCATTAGTTGTTACCTCCTAGTATCTTTTTAATATTTTCTTCAACTGCTTTATTAATTTCTTCCTGTGTATATTCTTTTGTATCTTGGTTATCATCAGGATCATCATCATTACCACTTGAACTTTGAACCACATTAATAAGTGATTTTATATCACTAACATGTCCAGTTATACCTTCTACAGCTTTTGTTAATGTGTCACAAGTAGCTTGGCTTAACTTTGCACCACTTTTACCCTCGACTAATGAATTAAGATTTTTAATTGTTTCATTAAGTCCCTCGATTTCTTTTACCTTTGCTTCAAGTTCTTTTTTATGCCCATCTTCCAATGTCTTTACTTCTGCTTTAACTGCTTTTTCAATTAAAGCCTGTACTTCTTCAACTTTCATGTTTTCGACCTCGCTTTCCTTATTTATAGAATTAAAAAGAGTCTTTGAGATTTTTCCATCTTCAAAGGCTCTTTGTACTGCTTGTGGATTACAGGGGACAGCTACTAATGAGAGCTCCAAGAGCTCTATTTGTGTAAAATCATAGCCGCCCTGTTTATTTGGTGTGCTTTCCAATGGTATAAAACCAATACTGGATGCATTCATAAACTTATTAGCATATAAATAAAACCATTCTTGACCATTTGGTGTATCTGCAAACTGTATTTTAAATATAAGCTGTGAACCTTGAACACTTACATTCAAAGCTTTACCAATACAAGTTGGCTTTTCGGTGCCAGAACCATAATTATGATTAGCCAAAATAACAGGATTAGCTAGATAATTGTCAAGTTGGATACCATTCATAAAAACCCTGTCCCCAACTCTGTCATAATCCTCGGAGCTACCAATCATTTCAATTATTCTGTTAGCTTCATCTAAAACCTTGACTTGCCAATTTATGCCTTTGATTTGTTTTTTCAATCTCTCACCCCCTTTCAAGGCATGAAAAAAATCCTTATTTCTAAAGCTCTAATTGCTTGTTATTTCACAACAAAGTTTTCCCATTTCTTATATGCATCTACATAAGTTTCTTGTTTATCTCCATTATGTGTAATTTCATAATACATGCCATCTGATACTGTAGTGCTAATAAGTGCCTTGTTATTTTGTAAAGTCTTACAACTCCACACAACAAAAATATCATCTTCTGTAATCTGTTTTTTATCTGTCTTATCTGATCTCTCGTTGAAATACTTTACTACAATTTCCTTGCACAACTTTAAAAACTTATCATTTTTCATTATTTCCACCTCATTTTGTTAATTTTAGGCATAATAAAAGCACCTACTATTTTTACTTAGTAAG